CAGTGCCGGCGTGCAGAGCAGCACGCCATTGATGTGCTTTTGGGCGTCTGCGGTGAGCAGCCGTTCGCACTCGACATTGGAGCGGCGCGTCCCGACCTTCACCCCTGCCCCTGTGTGGCCGTAGCAGGCTGTCGGAATGCGTGCGATATCGAGATAATCGATGTTGCGCTTGCCTTCGTCGGTCTTGAGCGACGCAACGGCCATAGCGAGGGCCGCAGCGGTCGCAGTAGCAAGCGTGCCGCCGACTACCTTCTTGGCGCGGTCAGCCATCTTTCTTCTCCTGCTTTACCAGCCGAGCGAGAGAGACGAGCCCCAGCAACACGAACCCCATGAAGGGCGGGAACACCGCGCGCATTTCAGGCGGAAGCGCATTGAGCGTCGAAAGCAGGATATCGGGGTACGCCAGCACGCCAGTCACGGCAGCGGAGGCCAGCACCGCGAGGCGCATCGACCACATGCGCCACCACGAGCGCCATTCCTCGATCAGTTTCAGCTTCATTTCGTAAGGCCTTCTCTGGCTGGCGTGCCAATAGGAGCGCCACAGCAATAGCTCTGGCGTCATGGGCGCGGTCCTTGGGGTTGTTACTGCTCGATCAGCTTCCGGCGCTCGATCTCACGTGAGAGATACCACTTGGCCTTTTCGAGGTCTTCGACGGCATCGCCCTTCAGGCCAGCACGCCAGATATATTTTAGCGCGTTACCGAGGCAGAAATTGAAATGCTCGGTCACCTGGATTGCCTCTATTCCAGAGGGGTGCGAGCGATAATGATCGGGGTTGATGCGGTCGCTCATGCTGCCTCCAGCATCTCGGGCGTGACGATCGTTTCACCGACCTTCCCGTACCGGCTATGATAGGTGATCGCGGAAGCCTGGCGCTCACTCAGCCAGCCTCCGCGCGCTGCGTAGGCGTCCTTGGCGGCGAGCGTCGGGTGCTGCGTCACCTTCATGCCGGCCTGCTCTTTGGTTTCCTCATGGTGCCGGTGACCGGTGTGGCAGTAGCGCTTGGTCGTGGCACCCCACATCGTCGGAAACTGCGCAGCGAAGAGCAAAGGAAGCTGCTCATTCTTGCGCTTGTGGCCGTGGTGGAAGGCCAACATCGTGTCGCCGTGCTGATGGACGTAGTACGGCAATTCGCTATCGTTTACCGCTACGCGCGGCTCGTTTTCATAGAGCGCGGCGAACATCAGCCGCAGCCAGACCGAGCTGGCTTCGTCGTGGTTGCCTTCCGCCATCACGACATGCACGCGATCATGTTTGGCAAGCGCGTAATCGATCACCCGGCGCAACACCCGGATCGCAATCGCCACAACCTTTGAGAACCGACCGTCCGCGTCCAGAATATGCCCATGGGCGGGCGTCACGGCGGTTAGCGAGTCGAAGTGCAGGAAGTCCCCCAACTGGCAGACAACGGCGTCAGCGGCCTTTGGGGCGGCATCCACCATACGCATGAAGCAGCCGGTAAGGACGCGCTCGGCAATCCCGAGATCCCAATCGGCGCCCGTCTCTCTTCCCCATGCCAACATGCCTACGTGGCTGTCGGTGAGGACGTAGAGATTGCAGAGCGCATCGTTGGTATCGACAGGCGGCGTGAGCGCGCGGACGCGGGGAAGCTTTTCCGCCATTGCCGCCGCTGCCGATTCCATCGCCAGCCGGGTCGCCTCTTGGTCGGGCGACTGTCGTTCCCATGTGCGCTCCACGGCGCCGTCTGCTGCCCGCTGGACGGTGACTTTGCCCATCAGATAGCCGGGCGCCACCCCATTGACGAAGTGCCCTGGCGCCTCCCCTAGCCGGGAAGCAACCGACAGGCGGCTTTGCAAGGTCTGTCGGGGTATTCCCAACGCGCGCGCAGCGGCTGTCTGCGAACCATGCTCGCGCACGGCCTCGACTGCCGCGAACGCTACTTCGTCCGCTAGCGGGGGTGTTGGCAAAAGCTTGCTCCCTATGCTGTTGCTATTTGAATGCTTGAACAATCCCGAGGATGATTGCCTTGATGCCGGCGCCGAGCGCAGCAGCACCGAGGGCCACACCGATCATGATGCCCGCGCCCTTGTTCTTGAGCGCGGCGAGGTCTGCGATGTCCTTGTTCTGCGCTATCTCGATGTTCGTCAGCTTTGTTTCGACGCGGATAAGGATCGCCTCAATACTTGCGAGACGTTCGCCTTCACGGGGCGTCATGTGGTGGCGTCCATCGTGGGCGTCTCCAATCCGGGATCGTTACGGGGTTGTATTGGGCGCCGGTTATCGGCAGGCTACGCGCGTGAAAAAGTGTCCTCAGTGCGCCGAGGAAGTACAAGACGACGCGAAGGTGTGCCGCTTCTGCGGTCACTCGTTCGGCGGGCTGGAACCGCGCAATTCAGCGTGCGCCGGATGCGTCATAGCTATCGTGCTATTGGCGCTGGTATTATCATGGTCGCTAGCTAAGCTGTTCTCTTAGTACCGGTGTGCGGGGTGGGCCAAGGCGGCGTGTCAGCGGTTGCTCTATCAGGCGATATGCCAGCAGGCCGGCGGCGAAGGCCGCCAGAAACACAGCCGGCCACGGCGCAAATCCCCTCAGAGCTAGCACGACCGGCAGATGCGTCAGATAGATTGAGTAGGAAGCGTCTCCGCAATATTCCAGCGCACGGACAATTCGTCCATGCGCCAATCGTTCAAACTGAAGCGCCCCAGCGACCAGCGCGGCTGCCGGCAGGCCCCATTGGCCAAATCGCCAAGGAGTGGCGATGCTCATCAGATTTTCTACCCATAGCAGATCCCCACTTGCATGGATCGATAGGAGAAACCCGACAAGCGCCAGCACAAGAAATCCCATGCCGGCTCGTCTGCCCAATTCGGGCAACATTGCGATACCAACCCCCAGCATAAACTCCAGCGCAACCGGATTGCCGACAAATCGCAACAAGGGTAGTCCTGTTGAGATTCCCGCCACCAATGCCGCCGTATACGCTGCCACGATGGGAACCAGCATCGATCGTCGCCATACTACCAGCGCCGTTGCCATATAGAACAGCAGCTCAAACGACAGCGACCAGCCTGGGGCCAGGTATGGAGTAACGTAATCGCCATAGACCGGCCACAAGGAGGCTGTGGCCAGCAACCGATCGCGATCAACTCCATGTAACGCGATCGAGTATGCGGCGAACGGCAATGCTGCGATCCACCACATCGGGTAGATGCGCCTGGCTCGGTCTGCCAGAAACGCTATCGCGCCGCGCCGTTTTGACACGCGAGCGATGATGAACCCCGAAATTACGAAAAAGATGTCGACCCCCGACGACCCTAATGTGAACGTCAAATTGCAGTGGACCAACACGACCATTGCAACCGCGACGCACCGCAACACCTGAATTGTGTGAACCCGCCCCATTCCTTCTTTTACATCAATCGAGGCTCCTTAGCGATACGCCAGGTTCGATCTTAGCAAACGGTTATCTGCCTTCTGCGGCCAGTCGTCGGTAAGCTCTGTACAATAACGCCATAGGCGATCTTCGAGATCGATATGCCGGGCGCGAGACTGGTGATAACGCCGTAATTGACCTTCGACAGCGATATGCCGGAATCCGGCCCCGTCAGAACGCCGTAGCTGATCTTGGATACGTCGATACTCATGTCTGCGCCACCATGCCGAACTCGTTAGACGTCTGTGATGCCGTCGTCGGGGTCCACGATCCTCCAGCCGGATTCGTTGCCCACCGCGGGATGTAGGGCAAATAGGATGTGCCGATGCCCGAAAAATTGCTGCCTGCGTCGTAGTCTGTGCTGCTGACACGCAAGCGCGCCTTCACGTTCTGTGCGCCGCCAGCCGTGTTGCGCAATCGCGCTTCGATCTGGACAGCCTTGACCGCCACGTTTGCAGGTAACGTCATGGCGGAGTGGGTATAGGTTTCGGCGTCGCCGTTGGCCGACAGCGTTGAAATATCGCTATCGGTCGTGACGGCTTCGTCAACGTCGCCGAACGCCCCGCTTCCTGCCGTATAGGTCCCGTTCCCCGTCGGCGCAGCAAAGGCGTACCGGCATCCCTGCGTCGTTTCATCGCCCCAGATCCACTCTGAGTGCCAAGCCAAGAAGCTGCTGCCAGTGGCGCTGTATGTCTTTATCTGATCAACGTTGGTAACAGACGTCATCGAGGCGCTGCCCGATAGCGTCAGTGGTGGCTCAATGCTCATGTTGTTTGTGATATAGAATTCAAAGCTGCCGGACCCGCCGCATACGAGCTTGAAGTCATACTTATATAGAACGGTGGCCGTGTGCGTCCATGTACTACCGATGTTAACCCACGAACTGCCGTTCCAATATTGCGGCTGGATTACGTCGCTGCTAGTCGTCTGGAACCTGAAAACCGGCGTGCCGCTGCTGTTGCTATACTCCAACAGCGTTCTTCCCGAGGCGATTCCGACTTCGACTAGGAAGAACCCCCGGTGCCACAGCGTCGTGAATGACCCCAAACCCGACATTGTACCGAGCCATTCGGTCGAAGTGGTGGAGTTGACGCCGCTGGCGGCCCTGATACCGTAGCTGTTTTGGAACCGGCCAGCGGTCGTGCTTTCCTTTGCAGAGCCGCTATGCGTGATGCTGCTCAATTCCATGCTTGCAGCATAGAGTGACATCAGATTGTTCCCTTCAAGGTGATCGCGACGCT